CGCAGGAGCCATGGGTGCGGCCACCGCCGCCACCAACTATAGCCTGAAGCTGGATGCGGCTGAAGAGGCCTGCTTCGAGGGCGGAACCATCGGGTCCGATACCGTCGCGCAGGGCAACAACGCCGCCTCCGAGATCCTCCTGAGCGGAGCCGTTGCACGCAACAGGTTCCTCGGCGTGGAGGTCCAAGGTTACGTGACCGCAGGAACCGCCCACGGCGCGATCAAGAGCGCCAGCACCTCCGGTGGTCGCCCGACGGCATTCCGTGGTTGTTTGTTCAACTACGCGCTCTCCACGGCAGTCCCTGCGGCTCTGCACATTGTGACGGGATCGACCGACAAGATCATCCTGCAGGACTGTGCCTCCGTGAACGTGACCGCCAACGGCACGCAGTTGTTCAACAACGTAGGTGATCCGACAGCCGCCGCTGCGGGCGGACTCAGCACCACGGCGTAGACAGGGTAGGGCCCATTCCACGAAGGGGTGGGCCCTTTTCTTTTACCTTGCTTTAGGAGATTCAAGTGAAAATCAAGTTCTTTGGCAACGGCCACGTATGGGACCCGGGCAACAACAAGACTCTTTGTTCCTTTGTCGGAGGGGAATATTCCACGGACAAGGATGAGGAGATCGACATTCTTCGGAAGTGCAAGTTCAGGGAAGAAGTAGTTGAGGCTCCCGCGCTCGCTCCTATTGCGGAAGAATTCCCTGCCCCGGCTCTTCCCCCGGTGGCGAAAGTTGTTGCTTCCGAGCCTTCCGTAGTAAGGAAAGACCTGGAAGTTCCGGTCGAAGCAGACGCCCCAGATCCTGCAGAAGTTATCGAGACCGAAAACTCAGGAGGGGCGTTGAGAGTGACTATTGAGGGCACCCTTTCAGGTGAGCCTGTCCTCCACCAGCCCAAAGTGGTACGGAAGAATCTCCGGAAGGGGTATTGATATGAGCGCACCCGAACGAACAACGGAAATTCTGGAGGAGGCAAGAGACGCCTTCACCGGAGCCCTTGGAGTCATGGATAATGACCATAGGGAAATCCACGAAGGGAAGAGCTTCAGCGTGATCGGCAACACGGGATCTCTGGCTGCTGCTGCTGTGTACGTTGTCACTCTGCTGACTCCCGTAGCCTCGGCAGGCAAGTACATCCATCTTCGTCCCGCCAAACTTCTGTCCACAGCCAATCTCCTGGCGGTGCAAGTGTACGAGGGCACCTCCTCGACCGATGGCTCTGCTTATATTCCCATAAACCGCAACAGGAATTCCTCCAATCTTGCTGGTACTGTTGTCACGGTGGGCGTAGCCAATCCAGTTTACGGAACCATCGTAGGGCAGGATGGAGCGGGCGCTGCGGGTACGGGTAATGCTTCAGGAGGCTCCGCAGGAGGAACACAGGAAATCGTTCTGAAGCCGGGGACCCTTTACCTCGTGAAGTTCACGAACATCGGAGCGGCCACTGCCACCACCGGGTATTTCGACCTTCCTTTCTACGAGGAATCCAAAGGCTGAGTCTGCTTATAGCTGCATCAAACCGACCTCACTTGCAAGAGTGGGGGTTTTGTGTTAAAGTTGTCTGTCCATAGGAGGCTTGTATGGCTTTTGTCGTTGAGTCAGGCGTTGGCGACCCTTTAGCGACGAGTTATTTGGCCGTAACTGCCGCCGACACATATCATGAGGACCTCGGAAATACCACATGGGCAGCTGCCCTTACTGCCGACAAAGAGACCGCCCTCGTCCGCGCAACCCGATCCCTGGATTCTTTGTATTCAGGCCAGTGGCGTGGCGAGAAGTTCTCTTACGCGCAGGCCCTCGACTGGCCCCGGAGCTATGCCTACACCTATCCCGAGGAATTCGAACTTACGGGAGTTCCCGTCATCCTGAAGAATGTGACGGCGGAAGCCGCTCTTATCGAACTTGCAACTCCCGGAGCGCTTCTCGCTTCGCGCGATAGAGGCGGGGCGGTGAAGAGTGAGAAGGTGGATATCATCACCATGGAGTATTTTGAAGGAGCGTCTTCCGCCACGGTGTATCCGACGATTGCGGCCATGATCTCCCCCCTCGTCATGGGCGGGAGAGGCTCTTTGTCCGTACTTCGCTGCTAGGCAGGGAATGAGATGCAGTATGCGAAGATAAAGACCAACGTAGCGCAGCGCCTCATCAACAAGCACGGGAAGGCCGCTTCTTTGCAACGTCCCGGAACATCCGCAGGCTATACGAAGAGCTGGAACGCGGGGCAGAGCCGGTATCAGTGGGAGAATAATACCACGCACGTCATTGTGTACGTTGATCCGGCTACTGCGGTGACTCTGGTGGCTGGGCGCGTGGTTGAGAGCAAGTATGAGGCTGAAGAGATTGTGGGGACAAGTATTCTGTCCTCTGACAGGAAGTTCATTACAGCGGATTTGACAGATCCAACTACGGCAGATAAACTTTTGCTCGGAACGACCGTTCTAAATATCGTTTCGGTAAAGAATTTACAGCCAGGAGAGGACGAGACCACAGGGGTGGTCACTACGATCATGTGGACGCTTCAGTGCAGGGCGTAGGGTGGACGCTTCAGTGCAGGGCGTAGGGTGGAGTATTTGTTGTTTGCTCTCTTTGTAGGAGCAATCAACGGAGCATTATTTCTGTACTTCTGGCTTGTCCTATAAGGCAAGAATGGACGGGGGAAACTTGCAATGGAAAGCAATATTGGGCAATTTCTATTGCAACTGGACGCAATGAAGCTGAAGCTCAAGAGCATCCCGGATGAGGTTGCGCGGAGGAGCTTCATAATTTTGATGGATCGCGTCATAGACAACGTTCCTGTGGACGAATCCTCGAATCGGGACGACATTGTAGCGAAAGGCGACTGGAATGCAGAGGTAGGGTCCGAACCCTCCGAAGTACATCGCAACGACAGGTCAGGAGAAGCGGCAAAGATTGCTGTACGGGAAGCTGCGGCCCGGTGGCAACCATCCGCAGGGGAGTCCATATTTGCTTCTTTGTACAGTGAATATGCAAGGATGCTTGAGTACGGATGGTACGCCCATAGCTCCACGAGCGGTCTCACAACTTCGGAAGGATTCTCAGTTCAGGCCCCCTCTGGATTTTTGAGGGTACATGCAGTAGAATGGGATGATATTGTGGCATCGGAAGCAAGGAAGTATCTTGCTTCGAAATAAGTTAAAGGAGCGGAGATACCATGTACGGAATAATATACGCGGCAATAAACACAAAAAATGGAAAGTATTACATAGGAAAGACAACCACAAACGTGAAGAAAAGAAAAATGGCTCACTTGTGGAGAGGCACTAAGATTACTGCAAATAGATTTCATAACGCAATACACAAGCATGGCCCAGAGACCTTTTCTTGGTTTGTTGTAGACTATGCGGATAGCAAGGAAGAATTAAGTAATAAGGAAGAACAATGGATGTGGGCTACGAATTCCATTCACCCTAAATTTGGTTACAACCTAAGAACAGATTCCCTCGGAGGGAATAAAGGAATGGCGCACTCACAAGAAACAAAAGAAAAAATGAGGCTGAAAAGACTCGGTTTTCGCTTTTCCTCCGCTGAATGTAAAAGAAGGTCAGAACAGCAAAAAGGCAGACACCCTTCAAAGGAGGCTAGGGAAAAGATGTCCCTAGCACAGAAAGGTCGAAAACATTCAAAGGAAACTATTATGAAAATGTCTGCCGCACTAAAAGGAAGGATAATTTCAAAACAAGCTAGAGAACTTCTCTCTATTGCAAACAAAGGAAGAAAACAATCAAAAGAAACCCTATTACGGATGTCCGCCGCACATAAAGGTGCCCTGTTCTCTCAGGCTACCAGAGAAAAATTCACCCCTTTTTACGATCGTGTGTCCCCTGTTATTTGTTTGGATACCGGAGTATACTATGATACAATGAAACTGGCGCAGATAGCCACGGGGGCCACCTCTATATCCGAAGTATGTAAAGGACAGTACAAATGTTCTGGAGGCCTTCATTGGCGTTACGCGGATAGAAGCGAACGTCCTACACCCCTCATAGACAAGAGAAAGGAGCCCAAGAATGGGGCAACAATCTGATATCGACGGCGCTCTGATTGCACACTTCTCCGCCTTGGGGTACGATGCCTATACCTCATATCCTAACGGTCCCAGCGTGGATTTCCCCGTCACGCAAATGAACTACTCCGTAGACATCTTATACGCCCAACCCGTCGCCGCAGGCCTCTTCCCACAAGCCGCAGATAGGCACAAGGGATTTTTACAGATTACGATCCGGGTCCCGAAGGTTAAGGTCGATGGAAACCCGGCAGGATTGTATGAGGGGTTCGTTGCGGCCAACACCATAGCGGCGGCTTTTAAGCGCGGGACTTCGATTGGGTATCCGACGGCTGCGCCTACACAGTATGTACATATGATGACTCCGGGAATTCGTCATTTTCCAAAAATTTCTGATTCGTGGTACGGGCTTATCGTAAGCGCGGAATTCTGGGCGGATGTGTATGCTTGAGGAGAACGTGAGGCCGTATGGGATTATTTACGCGGCGGTTAACACTGTTACGCAAAAGTATTACGTGGGGAAGACCACGATGCGTCTGGAAAGGCGTAAAGCTACGCATCTGTGGCACGGTAAGAAGCGTTCCACAAATAGATTTCACAATTCAATATTCAAGCACGGTCCCGAGGCGTTCTTTTGGTTCGTTGTGGATTACGCGGATACTGCGGAGGATCTCTCTTTGAAGGAAGAGAGATGGATGTGGGCCACGAATTCCATACATCCGAAGTTTGGGTATAATCTGAAGACAGACTCCTG